AATTCTTCACCGTTGTCGCGTTCACGCTCTGCAATAATCTGTTTTGTAACTTCACGCGGGTTACCCCCCTGTTCAAGAATAACTTGCGTCTTCGATTTGAAGCCCGCTTGCACTTGAGTAACAGCCGCTTCGGCTTCACGGCTTGGTTCAATGTACGGTGTGCCAAGGCCAACGTGGTCAGCGTCAAACACTGTCAACGGATCAGCGCCGCGCAAGTCAAGTAACCCTTGATCGCGGGCAACTTCAATAAAAGCTTTGTAAACGGGTTGCACATACGCGCGCACAAATTCATTTCTAAGCACGCCATACACGCGCGCCTGTTCAACCAATTCTTGACGCTGCGACGAATACGAACCTTCGTAATCTTTTGCAATTGACGAATACCCGGCGTTGACGCCGCCCGCAATTGCTTTCAACTGGTTCGCACGGAAGTCAGTTATTTTGTTGTCGGGCCTTTCGTTCTTTAACGACTCAATCGTTTCGCCAGGCTGTAAGTTGTCTGCAATGATTCCCGGCGCAAGGTCAAGTTCACGAAAACGATTCGGGTCAGGCGTATCACTTCCCGCGTAGTCAACATTTTTCGTAATCGCAAAAGCGAACGCCGCGCCAATACGTGCCGCCATTCGTTCACTTTCTTCGTAGTCTTTCAAGTCATCAAGGCGCGTGAAGACGCTGGCAAAAATTGGAACGCCGCGCGTTTGGCGAATGCGGTCAGTGTGCTTTAGATGAACAACGTTAGGCGCAACAACGCCTTTAACTTCATCAAGCGAAACAAACTGAATCTGTTGCGCAATGATGCCGGTGACGGCGTTGGCCTCGCCTTCGGTCGGATAGTTCAGATAAAAATAGTATGTATTCGGGCGGCCCCAAACATTCTTCTTGACGCCCTGACGAATCTGCTGTTGTGCGTCGTTTAACCCTACCGGGCAAAGGTCGGCTTCAATCTGTTCAAGGCTGAACATGACTTGCGTGCCGTGGTCAAGCCGGGGAATGTCACCGCGCACCAACTGCGCAAAAACTTCGCCGTCACGAAACCATGAACGACACGCAAGGCGCTGAACCTTGCCCCAATCATTTTCCCAAGTCACTTCCGGGGTGTGCGCCCAATCGGCCCAAAGCGTTTCTATGCGGCTGTTAATATCATCCATTAACACGCCGTTTGCATCTTTGACCATTGGGAAAGTTAAAAGCCCGGTTCCGACAACCTGACTAACCAACGTGTTCAGAACCGAACGCGCTAAGTCATGGTTTTCGTCAAGGTAACGTGATTGAAAACGTAGCTTGTCGATACTTACATTATTGATTTGGTCGGCCGAACGCGCGTCGTGTCGCTGTCGCCGCAACCGGGATAATTCAATTGATTCGTATGCGCGCACCGATGCTTGCAAGCGCACTTTGTTGTAATGCCTTTTGAGCGCCCACGAAGGCGAAATTTTTGAAATGAAACGGTCAAGGCGCGTCATATCTTTGAACGGGTCGCGCGTCATATTGGTCAACTGCATCGCGTCACCTTTGATTTTCAATATCGTGGTTGAAACTCGCAACGGCGAAGTCATGGCGACGGCCCGTTTGCACGGCAGTCAACTCGCGTTCAAGTTGGCTAATCATGGCGTTGATGTCTTCAAGGTCATATTGGGAAACGGTGCGCGCCCCTGCTGACGTTGAAATTGTGATTGACTTGCCATTAGCGGCGGCCCGTCGCGCGGCATACCACGCATCAAGGTCGGCTTGTATATCGGATTGCGTGCGCGCCATTATCGCCCCTTACTTGTTGAACCAACCCCCGCTTGACTGCGTGCGCCGGGATTCCTTGCGAAACGGGTCAACCCGCCGGGGTTGCGCTACTTCCCGCGCCGCTTCTTTTGTTGCTTGCTGGCGTCGGGCCACGCGCGTCGCCGTCGGTTCGGCCTTGACGGATTGTAAGCCCAATGAATAGGCGGCCGCAACTTGTTGAACTTCACAGTCAAAATAATGGTTATCTTTGAAAATCTTAACCCAAACGACTTTGCCCGACGGTTTGACCGTTCGCGCCTCGCTGACAACTTGCTTGCAATAGTCGTCGGTCGCGTCTTCGGGAAGGTGCCAGCCGCCGGGAAGTTCCGGGTCGCGCTCCAACCTTTCGTGAACCCACCTTTTGAAATAGTCAGTATTAACGTGGTAAATCATCAAGCCACCGGCCAGGCGGCGGCCCGTATTTTTTGCAATGTCTAACTTTGATTTTTGCAGCGGCGTCGCGTCAATTGTGTCGCGGCCTTTTGTGGGGAAGGCCCACGTTTTGTGTGAACGGCAAAACGTGTAAACGAATTGCGTTCGATAACCGGAGTCAATAAAGCACCGGTCAATCGGCAAGCCGCCGTAATGTTCATCTTTGAATTCTGCAAGGTCTTGCCAAACAATATCGCCGTCGGTCGGCCCTGCAAGAAAACCGAATTCAATAAGCCAACTTTCAAGGTTCGGACCCCAAGCGCGTACTGTGTAATAAAGGCCATTTTTCTGAACGTCAACCGTCAGGAAAATACGCAAGGCTTTTTCAGTCGGAAGCGCGCCCGATTGATACGGCTGACGCAAAGCTTTGACAACTTCAATTTCAGGCGCTTCACCTTTTAACGTGTAAAGTTCACCGAAGCCGGTGTTGATAACGGCCTGAATTCGGTCAGGGTCGCCCGAACGAATAGCACGCAAAAACGCTTGCGCCCTGTCGCCCCAAGTACGCCACGCCGACATAAGACCGGAAACCCAAAAGCTCGCGGTGTCACTTGGGGGCGGTTCACCGTGAACTTCGCCGTCGGCCGTGATTGTTTGCCCCGGCGCGACATACCGCCCGCGCGCGTTCATTTCATCTTTGTAATGCTGGTCAATCAGTACGCCGCAAACAGGGCAAACCATCTTGACGCACTCTTTAACTTCGGCCGGTGTACTGCCTTCCGGCCATTCAAGATATTTGAAACGGGGAATAAAATAGTCTTCGCAATGCGGGCATGGCACGGCCCAATGAAAACAAGTGCCTTCCTGAAACAAGCGCCACGTTGCGCTTTGCACTTCATCGCCGCGCCCCCAAAATTCAAGGCCGGTGTCGGGGTCAATTTCGGTTTCAACTGTGCCCATTGTCGGGGTACTCACAACGATTGTTTGCCCGTCGGGGTATGTCGTGTGACGCGCGTTGGCAAGTTCAACGGGGTCACCCTCGCCTTCCGTACTGTCTGCCATGCGGTCACGTTCGTCAACAAAGACCAAGCAAGCGGGGTCGCCCGCAAGTTCAGTTGCCGAACCGGCCCAAGCAAAACGCACCTTCACGCCAGCAATTTCTTTTTGCGTTGTCTTTTCTTTTGCACCGGGGCCACGCTTCACTTGCAACGATTCGCATGACCGCACCATTGCCTTGTAACGTGGGTCAAAAACGTTTTCAACAAACGACTTTGTTGGCGCGATGTAGAGAATAGGAACAGGGTCGTCGTCAACGCGATGGCCGACAATGTTCAAAACCATTTCGGTTTTGCCCATTTGCGAACCCATAACGGCGACGACCGTTTTATAAAATGAAGACGCGACGGCCTGGCCAATCGCTGTCATGTACGGCGTGCGACTACTTCGCCACTTTCCGGGTTCCGCGCTTCCGATTGGCAGAATTCTTTTTTCGTCGGCCCACTGGTCGGGCGTTCTTTTTGGCGGGGGCGCTTTCGCCATCAGGCCCGGTTTCAGCAACCGCAAAAGCTTCCCCGCGTTCAGCGAAGAATTCTGAAAGGCCGCTTTCCATTTCGTTGAATAGTTGTGCGAATTCATCTTGAAGCAACCTTTGAATTACTGCCGGGTTTTTTTCGTTTGACAGTTGCGTTGCCAAACGTCGCGGCAGCGCCGCCGCGCCAGCGCGCCACGTAAGGCAGTAACTTCGGAAAGCTTCGGCGGCGTCTTCAACGGCAACAAGCTTGTTGGCTTGGGCGTCGTTGGCAAGGCGAAGTTTTCGTTCCTGTTGCACGGCAAGCTTGGCTTTTGCTTCGGCCGCGCCAGTGCCGCGAAGTGAACCAATGTATTGCGGTACCGCAACGGTGAGGTCGTATTTACCACGCTTGCCATTAGTCCGAATTATCCGTTCGGTTGCCAACCGTGAAACGGCTTGCGGAGTGAGCGCCAGCACTTCGGCCAGAAACTTTGACGCCACGCTTGTCGGGTCGATCAATTTGCTTTCGTCGGTCACCTTTCAATTTCCTTTCCTTTCGATTGATTAACGTTAAGTGTCTGATTCTCTTAACGTTACGTGTTCAAGTTACTTCATCTAAAAGAGGCAAAAAGTCGTCAAAGACTGGTCGCTTGCTGACC